GCTCGACAGCCCATGCGGGTATCTGCTCAGCCGTTGTCATTATGCCCACGCTCCCAAGGCTAGGTTGCTGTTGGTGAGGAAGCTGCTAGTACCAGTGACAGGGGTGAAGCGTGCATAGGAACCTGCGACAGTCACACCCGCAGTGCCTGTGGCTACCGAGAATTTAATGGCAGGGTTTATGGTGCCTGATGCGTTCACTCGGATGAGACCACGAATGTAAATGTTGTAAATGGTTGAGGTTGAGCCTGATGCTATCTGCAGGTCAGAGCCAGGCGTGGTGAAGTACACGCTGTTGTTCGCAGCCATAGATGCCGATGAGTTGGTCACAGCCAGATAGCCGCCACCATTTGTTTGCAGCGTGGCAGTACCGTTGCCGAGCAAGTTGAAGTTCACTGTGCGTGAGGTTGAGCCGAGACCGCTCACAGTGAGGTTGAGCTCGACCTCATAAGTGGTGGATGCGGCAACCGTCAAACCGACACCCAGCAGCGAGAGATAAGTGTTTGCGCTGCTGGCGATGGTTGGCGTGGTGCCGATGATCTCATAGTAGTGACCTGCACCGAGAGCGCCGCGGCCAGAGGTCGCAGCCGATGATGGAGTCAGGTAAGCGTTAGCGCCGTCATACTCGACCGCTGCACCAGCCGCAGCCGATAGAGCGACACCGCTCTGAAACTTGAGAGGCGCAACCGATGTAGTGCCTGCTGCCAGAATCTCAGTACCAGTCATGGTGCCACCAGCGATAGGCAGGAAGGTAGTTGACTGCGAGACCAGAGTGCTGCTGGCTAGTGAGCGAGTGTCAGTGATGTTGCCCGATGTGACGCTGGTAGCGTTCAAAGCAACCGAGATGGTGGCAAGGCTAATCGAGTTGTTTGGGATGGCTGGCGCTGAAGTAGTACCAGTAAGGTACTGGAAGGCCACAGTGTTAGTGGCACCGCTATAGTAGCTGTCAGAAACCGTTGCCACTACGCGGTCGATGCGCGGGCTATAGGTAGGGTTCGATGGCACAGTGAGAGTGACCGCGGCATCATTGTAGGCAACATACACACCAGCATTCGAAGTCGATGACAGGATGGATGCCCAGCCTGCCGCCACATTCACAGTCATGTTAGGTGAGCCCTGAGCAGTGACCTGCATCGAGGATGCGCCGATGATGCCTGTGCTAGAGAAGATAGCCTGCTGGGTTAGGCGGTCATTCTCAGCTGGGTGCGACCCATTCTGTAGCCAGCTCGGTGGTGTGCGTAGTGCCATCAGTTGCTCCTATACATAAGCGTTTCTATAAACCAGTGACGCGGCGGTAGTGCCAATGGTGTAGGCAGTACCAGAGAAGGCAAACTGTGTATTGCTGTTAGCGAATGCAGTTAGCCAGGTGCTGCCACCAAGTAGCAGGTTGCGGGCTGATGATCCGTTCAGGGTCACAGTCTTATTCTCTAGGTCGATTACTAGGCTATCAGTCGCAGCCAGAGTAGTCGCAAAGGTCATGTATGCGCCAGTGACAGGGTTAGTGATAGTGGGGTTAGTGACTGGCCCATTGATGGTGATGAGTGGCCCTGTGTCAGCCCAGCCAGTGTTGACTACTGTGACAATGTTGGTGAGCGAACCGCCACCATAGGTGAGGTTATAGGTGCGATTATAGGCGCGACCAGCGACCTGTTGCGGGGTCATCGAGAGAGTCTGTGCCGCGTCATCATAGTACTTAGGGTTAGGGCAGAAGATAGTGACCTGTGTGCGGATGAAACCGTAAGTGTACTCTGGGTCGACTACTGCATGGCGGGTGCGTACACGCCCATAGATTTGCTGCAGGTTGCCATCAGCTGACAACTGAAACTGGAGCAAGCTAGTGCCAGACTGTTGCGGGCGTAGAGCCTGCTGCATGGTGTTGAGGTTTGCCCATGCGCTCGCGGTCGCTGAGGCAAACACATTGATAGTGAAGGTGAGCAGGCGGCCTGCATAGAAGTCGCGGCCAGAGAACATGCCATCGTTGTATCCGCGGTTGTCATCTTGTACGCGCAGATCAGGCAAGCCCTCTAAGCCATCGACATCGAGAATCTGCCATGGCGAACCAGCGCCACCAAACACAAAGGGGGTGCTCAGCCAGGATGGGCTCCACTGGAATGAGTAGTAATTGAGGCTCATGTTTACATGTGTCCAATCATGGCAGGCAGGTTAAATTTGATGCTGTTGACTACGCTCTGGGCGATGCTGTTAGGGCTGGCGTTAGTGGTGGCGTTAGCAGTCACATTGATCACAGGGGCGGTCGAGGTGCTACCTACAAATGGTTTATTCGCTGCACCCACTAGCGAGGTCAAAGCCGATGGCATAGCAGTGGCCTCATAGGTTTTCATCTGGCGAGCAAATTCACTAGCAGTGATACCCTTCTGGGTTGCCAACTTAGCGGCCTTAGCAAACGCTTTCGAGAAGCGTTCACCCATAGTCTCGGCGGCTTTCATCAGTGGTGCATCCTGAGCTACGATGCCCTGCAGTAGACCCTTACCTACATCGACACCATCACCATACACTGCACGCGCAGCCTGCTCAGAGACCACGCTGGATGCATCCGAGATGGCTTTGTAAGACTGGTTCAGGGCATCGACCTGCTCTGGGGTGGCGGCGGCTAGACCTGCCGCGATACCGCTGCCAGCATCCACGCCAGCGTTCGCTATCTGAGCGATGAGGTCTTTCGATAGGCCCTGCGATTTCAACTGGGTGAGGTTGCGACCAAACGCGAGCACCTTCTGAGTGATGGCATCAAACGATGCGATGACAGTGGTGGCAGTAGTGCCGATGCTCGACAGGTCTATCATGCTCTTCACTGAGTCGCTGATAGTGCCCATGAGAGTTTTGGCTAGGTCATACTTCTGTGCCAGGTTGTCGCGGGCGGCAGCAATCTTGTCGAGCACAGCCTTCTCGCGGTTAGCATAGGCGCTCAGCAAGTTAGAGGATGCGGCAGTGATAACACCAGCATCGAGACCCTTAGCCAACTGCTGTTTGAATCCATCTATCATGCTAGTCACAGCAGACATGGCCTTGCCCACACTCTGAGTAATCAGAGGCGGCACAGCAGTACCTAGTTTGGTTATTTGCTTGTTGAATTCCTCGGCAGCCTTCAGTGCAGCCTGATGATCAGCAGCAGTTTTAGTTTTAGCAGCTTCTGCCGCAGCCTTAGCCGCAGCCTTCAGGTTATCCTGATGAGCTTGCCACTTAGCGAGGCGCTTATCATAGGCAGCCTTATCAGCAGCATCCATGCCAGCGGCGCGAGCATCGGCAGCCTGCATGCCCAGCGCCATCTGGTGAATCTTATCTGCCGCACTCACGCCCACACCTGCGCTGCCGAAACGCGACTCGGCACCGCTACCAGCAGAAGTCAGGCCAGGATGTTCTTGGTTATAGAGAGCAGTGGCTTTAGCAGTGTATGAGTCGAGTGCATCGCCGCCTGCAGTCAGCGTGCCAGTCAGAGCAGCCACACCCAAACCGAGAGCAGCCACAGCAGTAATCATCAAACCAACAGGGTTAGCATCCGCCGCAATGTCAAACGCAATCTGAGCAGCCTTAGCAATTTCCACCGCGGTCTTATACAGTTCCCATGCACCCACAGCCAGTTTCACTGCGGTCACTACAGTACCGATAGCGATAGCCCATGCCGCTAACTGGCGAGCATTCTGCACCACCCAGTTGAATGAGGCGATAAGGCCATCGGTAAACTGTTTCCACTGTGCACCGATAGCAGTAGTGGGGTCACTCAACTGCGAGAAGAATTCCTGAATTTGCGGCACCATGCTAGTGACATAATCAGAAAACTGACCGATGACAGGGATGAGGCCCTGACCTACAGATTCCTTGATCTGCTCGAAAGCCACATTCATACGCTGGTAAGGGTCAGCGTTAGCAGCCGTCTCAGCAGCACCCTTAAACGATTTCTCTAGGAAGCCAATTTGGTCTTTCGCATTTTTCGCGCCAGGCACCAAACGGTTCAGTGCACCAGTGTTGCCTGTGAGAGCACGCGACATAGCCAGCGAAACGGTCTGCAGGTTTTTGCCTGTACCCGCTGCTACATCTAGCGCAATCTTTTGGAGGCGCAGCGCCTGAGTAGTATCGCCTGTCGCGCGAGCGAGAGCCACAAACGATGGCCTAATCTCTTTAGCGGCCACACCATCGAGGCGAGACATGGCCTCAATCTGTTTGTCAACTACATCTATCTGCTCAGTCGATGCGCCAGTAGTTGACTGTAGTTGGCGAGTCATCAGAGCCAGCGACTTAGTATTCTCGGTGGCAGCATGCGCTGACTCACCCAGGAATTCGCCTACCTTTTTGATGGCCTCCATAGCGAGCAGGCCCTCAGCAAGATGCTTAAAATGTTTGCCTAATTCGTTGACAGGTTTGCCAGCATCCTTAGCATTTTTGCCCAGCGAGTCGATGGTCTTAGTGACCTGCTCCATCTCGGTTTTGAGCTTTTGGATGTCGAGCTCAACCTGCAAAATGAGAGGTGGCAAATCTCCAGCCATGTCTAACCTCTCTTAAGTTTCTCGGCAAACGCGATACTAAAAATGCGGTTTGCGCGGGGCCGCACCTGATTGGCACTGGGCCTTAAATAAGGATACCCCCCATTAGCCCAAGGTTTGCCTTGCCAGTTTTTGCCACCGAGCTCGACAGCGCGAGCGTAAACGACAGTCGAAAACACTTCAGCCTTATAGGTGCCAAACCCCTTGACAGGGCGAGCCTGCATGCTGTTGCCGAGATCACCAGAAATCTTGTTAGGGAATCCGCCAGGTGCACCGATGTGCTGGGGCGGGTCATAAGTGATTCTGCCCTTACCATCTACTGAGCGTTTACGCACAGGCTGTTTACGAAGGTTAGATTGAGTCTGCTGCTGCACTGCTAGGGCCACACGCATGACACCATACTCGGCAGCAGTCATCATTTTTTTCTGATACTTCTGCAGAGCAGCCAAAACTTCGGGCAGGTTCTCTGCACTCATGCCATCGGTCATGGCAACCTCTCTGCCTTCACCTCATCGACTACACCAGCAATAGCGACCAGCCAGTCAACCATCGCTGCAGGTTGCTCATCCACCTGTAAAGGTGTCCAACCAAACCTGTCAGCGAGCACATAGTAGCGCCACTCAGTATCAGGATAGTCGAGGTTATCCCTACGCTCATGGCCCTGCAGTAGAGACTTTAGGCGTTGGAGCCGCCGCCAGTCGCTTTTGGGTCTGCCTCAGTCTCAGGGGTCTGAGCCAGTTTCGGATAGAGCAGCGGCATAGCGGCCTGCGCCTCAGCAGCCAGAGTGTCATAATCGGCTAGTTCGAGCTCACCGAGAATGTCTGGGCGCACCGATGGTGGCACTAGGTCGAGAGTCCATGACTCCACCAGAATGGTGATCATGTTGCTGACCATCTGCATGCCGCGGTCGAGCACGCTCTGGTCATCCTCGATGCCAGCGAACAGGGCTAGGCGGTCTTTCTGGCGGAGGCTCTTAGCATCGCGCAGGGTAGCGGTAGCACCGCTAGGTAGATTAATAGTTTTACTCATGTTGCATACCTTCCATCATGTGCCTTCCCTATAGCGTGGCGGGAGCCGCTAAGGGGGGAAGGCGGGCCCTATGAGTTTACAGCCCCCGCCACATCTAGTTACTGGTAGGTACCAGAGGTGACAGCATTCTTAACTACCCACTTGATAGGGGCATAGCCAGAGGTGCTGCCCGCGTCAGTAGTGTTGCCGATACCAGTGAGGTCGATGACAACCTCAACGAAATCCTTTGAGCGGTCGATGACTGCAGCAGTGTAGGCACCCTTAGTGAGCGTGGCCTGAATCTGGGTGGCAGTCGAGCCAGAGCCTGCAGACCAGTTGATCACAATGGATGGCTGAGTGTTGCTCAGGAATTCGGTGAGGCGAGTGTCATCTTCCATGACGAAGCGCAGCTGACCAGTGGTGGTGAGAGCACCCAAGAAAATCTGGTAAGGGTTCTGGGTGTTGCTGATGCCGTAGATTGGGGTGGCTGGGCGAGTCATGGTGATGCTACCCTCAACCGCGTTAGCGACAGTAGTACCACCAATAGTGACGGTAGCCTGCCAGACAGGTACTGGGGTGAGCGCCGAGAACGATGGGGTAGGGGTTGAGGCGGTTGCCGACTGCCAGCCAGTAGCCTTAGCGTCATAGTCGATGAGACCCTCAGCAGTGAAGGTGAGGTTCACATCGTGAATCTGGCAGCCAGCGTAGGCACGCACATTCGCTGCATAGAAGTCGGTCAGGGTGAAAGCGGTTGGCTGTGCGTCAGCAGCAGTAGCCGAGCTGTTCTTCAGGCTGATGGTGTGAGTGTATGGTGCCGATGCGCCAGTGGTGGCTACCGAGCCGAGCAGACCAGCGAGCGACCAGGCGAAGGTGTCTGGGAATACTGGGCCACCGAAGTCGAAGGTGGAGCGGGTGCGACCCTGCACATAGGCGTAGTCTGCGACTAGCGAACCGCGCAGGCCCTGATCCATTAGCGGGTCGATAACATCGAC